CTGGAACTGGAACTGGAAATAATAGAAAGTTCCAGTTCCAGTTCCAGTTCCAGTTTTAGTTCTAACTAAAGATTGTAATTTAATAGGAGATAAATTATGTTTATTATATCGCCTGGAGTTTACCCAAGAGAAATACCTTTGAGTACTATTATCTCTTCTGTAGCAACAAGTATAGGGGCAATAGTTGGTCCATCTGATAGAGGTCCCTTAGAACCAAAAACTATGAAAAACACTAAAAAATTTACTGATACATATGGAAAAACGATCACTAGTAACTATTTCCATTATACTGGATTATCCTTTTTAGACAAAGGAACAAGATTAATTTGTTTGAGGGTAACTAATGGTGCTTTATTTGGTGGTGTTGAAGTAACTAATATCGGATCTTTGACACCTGTTGCTCCCATAGATCAACCTGGTGGATGCCCTAATCCTCCTTCAACTAATTATACTTGGGATTCACCAGATGCTGTATTTGCTTTGTTTGGCGCAAATCCTGGTGTATGGAATAATAATTTAGGTATAGAGATTTCTTATAATCCTACTAAACTTGCACGTAAAGCTAATTTTACTTTTGGCTCTGACCAGGTTACAGGAGATACAGGATCTAGATTTTTGTCTGAAATTGCTGTTGGTGATCTTGTTTTTCCTTCAGGCCAAGAAATATTTTCAGCGACTGTTAAAAGTATAGAGAGTGATTCATCTTTAACTTTAACTTCTACTTGGGCTGGTGCTGGTGCTATTTTACAGTTTTCCTATATTAATACTCTTGAGTTCTACATTTCTTTGTATGAAAAGAGTGGAACTTCTATTTCTTTTATTGACAAATATTTATGTAGCAGAGTTCCAACTGCTAGGGATGGTTTTGGTAATTCAATTTATATTGAAGATGTATTTGACAATCATCCTTATATTTTAGCTCTCGATAGAACGAGTATTAATCCTACAAATCCAGCAAATATGCCTAAAGAGGTATCTACAACTGTATACTTTGGAAATGGTAGCAATGGTAATCCTGTAACAGCAGGTGATATTATTGGAGGTATAGAAAAAATATCCAATCCAGATAAATATACTTTGAATATACTAATGTCTGGTGGTTGGATGTCGGATGGGACTTCTATGTTTAGTGATAGTGATATAGAATCAATTCATGTTTATGCGGATAACATGACTCAAAACAGAAAAGATTGTTTTGCTATCTTAGATTCGCCTTTTGATAAAGATGTAGACGAAGTTATTGATTGGAGAACGAATGAACTTACTATAAATTCTTCTTATTCTGGATTATTTACCCCTTGGGTAGAGTCTTATGACCAGTATAATGATAAGAGGGTTTTTATACCACCTTCCGGTTTAATGGGGGCTGTTTTTGCTTATACTGATTATATTTCAGATCCTTGGATTGCTCCTGCAGGATTGAATCGAGGTATATTACCTGTTTTAGATGTTAAAGATTATTATGATAGAGGTGACCTTGATGCCTTATATGAAGCTCAGATTAATCCAATAAGAAAGTATCATGTAGGTGGCGTAGTTGTTTGGGGACAAAAAACTTTACAAACTAAACCAAGTGCAACTGATAGAATAAATGTAAGAAGGTTATTAATTGTAATAGAAAAGGCTATAGCTACTACTTTAGATTATTTTGTGTTTGAGCCCAATACACATTTCAAGAGGCTTCAAATAACTTCTTTGATAGAAGGGTACATGAACGAAATAGTAGCTCGTTTTGGTGTATACGATTTTAGAGTTGTATGTGATGAAACAAATAATACAGGCGATATTATAGATAGGAATGAAATGAATGTTGACTTGTATGTAAAACCAGTAAGAGCAGCTGAATTCATTAAGCTGAATGTAGTAATAGTTCGTACATCAGTTAGTTTTGATGAAGTTTTGTTACCTTATGCTTCTTAATAATAAGAATGGCTTTTGTATTTTATACACTAGTGAAATGGTTTAAAGGATTGCTATATCCAGGGCTATAATTTGGCAAAAATGTATAAAAGCCTACTATAGAAGTCCCTAAAATTAAATTTAAAGAAAGGAGAAGCTATGCCTAACTTGGATATAGAAGATGTCCGTGGACTTACGGAACCAATGGCGCAATATCTTTGGGAAATATCCATTCTTAATCCTCCTGGTGGTGGTGATGGAGAAGCCCTAAAGTTTAGAGCTAAAACAACTAGCATTCCAGATATGGTTACTGAAACAACAACTATAAATTGGAAGGCTCATCAAGTCAAGCATCAGGGTCGTGATGCTTCTGCACATACTATTGAACTAACTTTATGGGATAGTGTTAATTTACCTGTATATAGAACTCTTTATACTTGGCAGCAAATAGTATTGGGGAGAAAAACTGGATTATCTACAGATAAGTCTTTGTATTCTTGTGATATTGTCTTAGAATTATTAACCAGAGAATCTGGTGGAGTTTTGGGTATATGGACTTTAAAAGGTGCTCAGCTAGAGAATGTTGCTGCTATTCCTTTATCTTACGAGAGTTCTGAGCCTATTGAAATTTCAGCTACTTTTCAGTATGATTACTTTCTCTTTCAAAAGAAATAATAGTTTTTAGGAGGGAAGACTATGTCGCTGGCTATAGATAAGTTTATTAATGAAGTTTTGCCTCGGCCTCAATTCCTTTTTAGATATGATATATTATTCCCTTCAGATATTAAAGGTTTAGATGAGGCAGAACTTGTTGGAAATAGAGTTATTGAAGTTACACCACCAATGACAGAGTTTACTACAGAGCCTACTCCAGTTGGTAATTCTAATTGGTATTATTCTCTCAATAATGATATCGGCAATATTAATATGAGAATACTTGAGGGCGAAGATGGTAAAACTTTTTCATTCTTCGCAAAGTGGCATGATTTAATGGTAACAAGGGAAGGTTATCATAGAGTACCAATAATGTATAAGAAACCAATCGAGATAATAGTATATGGTACCTTAGGTAAGGAAACAATGAGACTTAAATATATTGATTTTTTCCCTATAACGCTAGATTATCCTGCTCTTACTAGTGAAAATAGCGATCCCTTAATCTACACTTTTGAATTTAGTGGCGACAGTTTGATATGCAAAACTGCTTCCAGTGGATAATAAAATTAAAATAGTAAGTAAGTAGTTATTAAATATTGTAAGAATAAAAATAAAAATAAAAGTGGAGATAATCTTTATGAAGTTGTAGTTGTAAACCATAAATATTAAAGTATTAGGAGAAATGAAATGAAGATGACAAACCAAAATTCGAATAAGGAAGTAGTAAAAGAACAAGGTACAGAAATAAAAGACTATGCACGTATTTCTGAAGAACGCAAGAAAAAATGCCCACATTCATCGTCAATAAACCTTCCATCTAATGGGTTGATCCCAGACCCTTCCTACCCAACAAGTTTGAATTACTCTGATTTAACAGTTAGAGATATGAAACGTTTGGTATCTGAGCCAGATACTACCTATTACAAGATTTTAATAGATGTTATTAGTGAACTTATAGGTATGGATGCAATGGCTTTAACTGTTGATGATTTCGACTACACTGTCGTTTCTGTGAGAGTTAATTCGGTCTCACCTATTTGTTCCCTGATAGTTACCTGTGACAATTGTAATCAAGTATTTCCTTTTAAATTAGATCTAACAAAATTTAATATTGTTCATATGAAAGAGGATTTTAATGAACCAGTACGCATTAAAACGTCTAATGGTGAACTAGCATTGAAATTAATTAGAGTAGCAGATAATATTGAGGTTGACGAAAAAGGTGGGGACAATATTATTTTAGCTAAGTGTGCCGCAGCTATAGCCAACGGAAAATCTTTCGAAGAGCGATTATCTTTAGTTGAAGACACTTTAAGTGTAAAAGATGTAAATTTAATAAGAAGTTTTCTTTCTATTTATAGTAGTGGTGTAGATAGACTGAATAAAGCGTTTTGCCCTACCTGCAAGGAGGGGGTAGATTTTTGGTTGCCCTTTCGTTCAGACATCTTATTTGGGATGGGGGACGACAACGAAGAATATTTTAGAAAAGCAATTTTATAGTTGGTATGTGTTACAAGGAACGCCAGAAGTAACCGATAATATGGATTTCAGAGAATTTATCTGGTTTTATGATAGGATGATAAAAGAAAAAAATGATGAACTTAAGAATAAAAATAAAAGATTAAGAAGGTGAAATTACGGGGACAAATTACATGCCTAACGATGAAAATGAAATATCTAAATTAAGGAATGAATTAAAAAAAGCCGCAAAAATAAGAAATGAATTAAAAGAAGTTGCTAAATTGAGATCCGAGATTAAAAAGTATGCAAATATGGAAATTAGATCAGTTAAGACAGAATTGGGATTGAGGAAAAAAGCTATTAAAAATTCTGCTAAACGTTCCGCTGAACTGACATCAGTTGTAGTAGAAAGTGAACAACTTCAAAAGTCGTTAAAGGCTGAAAGGAAGAAGTTACACCTTTTAAAGAAGATTAGTTCTGGTGGGGATGTTTCGAATACTGAAGAACGCGCATTAATGAATATTGCTCGTAGGAATTTGCGTGCTTCTAGAAAGAATCTTCTTTCTGAGGAAAGAATGAGGGAAGGTGATATTAAAGCAGCAAAGGCTGTTTCTGCAGCAGCAGCTAAACAAGTTGTTACTCCCGTATCTGATGCTGGTACAGAAATAATGTCTGTGAAATCAGAAATGCGCGATATTTTTTCCGATATTAGTAGTAAATTATCAAGAACTTTAGATATTGTCCGAGAACAGTATGGTTCTACTGAGAATGCTTATAAAGAAATGGCGCAAGTGAATGCTAGTTTGGTTAAAAGAATTGAAGAACTTCAGACATCTGCTAATGATTTATCTGTTGGCGCAAAAGCTATTTCTGAAAGTAGTGCTGAAGCATTTATTGAAGATTTGGGACAAACTAAAGCACAAACTAAAACATTTGATGAATCTGCTAATAAGAATAAAAAATTAGCAAAACAAGTTGATAACTTGTCAGAATCAGCAAGTAATCATTTAGAAGATTTGGAAGAAAAGACTGGTAAATTGCATAAATTAGGAGATAAAGTTTCTGAGTCTAATCTGGCAGAAGAGATGATGACTGGTTTAGGTAGATCAGTTTTTGGAGATTTGTTTGATATACCTGCTCAAACTATAAAAGCACTCACAGGATCAGGTACTCTTTTAAAAGGCTTTTCCAAAGGAGCAAAATCTTTTTTAAAATTACCTAAGTTTTTATTTTTGTTTGGTGCTAAAACATATTCTAAAGTTAAAGCTATACCGGATAAATTATCTGGTTTAACAGAGGAAACTAAAAAGGGTTTGGGTAAAACTTATAAAGGGATAAAGGCTCTTCCATCCAGTAAAAGTTTCCAATTACTCACAAAAAAGTCACAAGAAGTTTCTGATGATAAGTTGGGTGATGTTGTATCTGAATCAAGTTCAATGGTTCATGGAATAGAAGGTGTAAGAAAGGGAATTGCTTTTCTTGGTAGAAAACTATCTAGTAGTATGCGTGAAGTAGAGCGAGTAACAGAGAGAGGTTTTGGTAATGTAGTAGAAGGTGTTGAAGATGTTACTGATGATCTTAAAAAAATAAAAAAGCAACAGAAGAAGCAATTACAAGGTATTAGAGGTATAGAAGGTGGGGGTGGGATAGGAGGTCTATTTGAAACATGGTTTGTTGGCAGTAAAGCTAAAGGTCTTCTAGGCAAAGCTAAAGGATTATTAGGAAAAGGTAAAGGACTTCTTGGTAAAGGACTTCTTGGTGCAGGTGCACGTGGTGCAGGAGCAGCAGTAAGTGGTGTTGGTGCTGCTGGCGCAAGTTTAGCGTCAATAGCATCTGCAATTGCTCCAGCGCTTGGTGTAGCATTATCTGGCGCAGTTGGTGTTGCAATTGGTACTGCTATAGATAAAATATCTAAAAAGTTTTTAGGTAAAGAAGGTATTGGTGGTTGGCTCTATGAAAAGATACACGGTAAGGAAGAGGCAAAACCAAAAGGTAATATATCAGCAATGACTAATACTTGGAAAAAGAAGTTGTCAGCTGAAGCTTGGGAGGAATATGGATCAGCTATAAAGAAACAAACTATTAATCCTGTAGATCTTTTGGGAAATGGTGCTATAGTTAAAGGTGAAGGTAATAAACTTTGGCTCCCAGATGAGCTACAAAATGAGACAAAAATTAAACCAGTTGTTGCTGAAGAAAAAATAATAGAAAGGATTAATCTTCCGATATCCGAAAGTGTTCCTTCCGTTGCAGCCCCACCTGTTCCTCCTACAACTCAGCCAACACAACCACCTGTAGAGAGAGTAGTTCAACAACAAGTGAGTGGTAGAGAAAGTGTTGAAAGAAGTATAAGAAGTTTTCCTGTACTAGTAGACGATTTAGGTATGGTTATAGCAAACTCTGGTTTATTATAAAGAAAGGGATAAGATGGTACGAATATCCCCAGTTGGGAATAAAGCTAGTAATCCTACAAGGGAAAAAGCTCATGGGTATCTAGTTGGTATAAAACAACTTGAGGCACCTTCTTTGGAAGTAGTTGGTAAAATGAGTGATATACAAATGGAGTTAACAGCAGATTGGGCACCTTTAGTAGACCCAGAAGTTGGGCAGTTTGCTGGTGCCGTAGAATGGGGTCTCAGAAGATTTTTTGATGTTGGTGTTACTACAAGGCACCAATCTACTTCTATTGCACGGTATACAGCATCTCAATATTTAACACTCCCTATACAGTTTCAATTTGTTGCTTATATGGATCCATATACTGATGTTATGCTTCCTTGTAAAAAATTACATCAGATGGTTACAGCTACAAGTGGAATATCATCTGGATCTATGGTTAGACCAATATCTGTTTCAGTAATGATAGGAGGTTTTATTTTTATTAAGCAAGCAGTTATTGGGAGTGTTTCTGTTTCATATTCTAAGGAATTAGTAGTAGGAGAAAGTAATAGACCTTTACCTTCAAAGGCTGACGTAGATATTACAATACAGGCTTCTTATTTGTACCTACAAAAAGATATAGATGCTTTATATCGTATACAGTGAGTGTAAACTATGGGAATACTTGATTATTCGAGAATAGGTAATTACAATATAATTGATGTAGACAAGACAAATGAGTTCGATTTTATAGACCCTGCACTTACTGAATTAGTTAAGAATATTACAAAAATTATTTCGTATTTTACAGTTACTGCTAAGTATGATATGAAATATTGGTTAATTTCCTGGGAAGTCTATGGTACACCGTACCTATGGTGGATTATTACATTATATAATGATGTTCTTGATCCTTTTGAATCAAAAATAGGAGAAACTCTTCTATGTCCTGATATATCTAACATTGATGTTAAGCACTTATATTCTAAATGTACTCCTCCTATTAAACCTGAATATACTATACCTGAAGTTAGTTCTAGTTCCAGTTCTTCTCGTTCGTCTTCTTCTGTTTCTGTGTCTAGTAGTTCTTTGAGTTCTAGTTCTTCTAGTAAATCTAGCTCAAGTGTTTCCTCTTCTAGTTCAGCCAATTCCATTTCTAGTAGTTCAAGTAGTTTAGGACCAGAAGAATTTGTAAAAGCTGAGATAGTTCCGGGCTCTTCTTGGCATTATAAAACATTTTTATACCCTGAAGGAATTAGATCATCGCCTGCTTTTGGTGTTTTAAACCCATTAGATAATAATGAAGTAAGGTCAGTCACATATGATGACTTTACTTTATTTATGGGGAAAAGACACACAACTTGGGGATTTTATACTATTTCTTTAACATACAAAGCAAAAGTTATAGAATGGTTTTATAATGGATCAATGTTTCCTGATTTTGAAGTTAATGCCACTTCAGGAATAAATGGGTTTGATATATGGAAAGATGATGTAGATCCAGATTTATACTATATTGGTATTCTTAATGAGAGCATTAGAAAGCATTATTTGTTTTCTGCTAAGGTAATACATTATGTTGATGGTGATTATGTAGCTAGAGCTAATTTTGTAGAGGAAGAAGATTCAAGGTGTTTAATGGAAGCTGGAAGTTGGGCTGAGTATGAATATCCTGTATTAGTAGGTAATAATTATGTAAAAACTACAGAAGATTTAGAATCTTCTAGAATACGGTGTCTTGGTTACGGAAAAGGTAAAGCTTGGTGGGGTGGGGCACAATATACAGATAAGTTAAATATAACTTATACTAATGATAATAAATTTTGCAGAAATATATGGTTCGATGATTTTATAGCCAAAAAATACAAAAAGTTTGATATAGGCGGATCTGAGAATTATGTTTCTGGGGTAATTAAAACTCATTTTGATAGGGTAAATAATAAGTTACATATAATTGTAAAAAGTAATTTTGTAAGTAAAGTATCAACTCCATCATCATCTACTGAAAGTTGGATTCCCAGATCACCACTTGGATATAATGTAGTACCAAGTTTTAGTTATTTTCAAACAAAGGGATGGGAAACTATACCTAGTCGTGGTTCACGTTGGGTTTTTGGTATTGGTTATTGCGAAATTGGTTCAATACTTCCTCCTTACGAGTGTTTAGCATATTATAATACTACTGTTTCATATGGCACAGATAAAAAATATATTCCTGGTTATGGTAGGTACCCAAGACCTGTTAACTTGCCACTCCGTTATGGTAAAGTTGAATCTATATGGAAACATAATGTTACATGGAATTTAGTATATAGATATTGGCAACAACAAGCAACTAGCGAATATGATATTATATGTGCATATGAGTATGAATACTATCCTGATTATATTTATTACTCTGCAGATATTGATGGGGATATAGTACAAGAAGGTACTTATAATGGAGGTGTAAGAAAAACTGAATGTGGTTATAAAATAAAACTGATGGGAGTAACTGCTGCTAATGGTATTAGACCATTACGCTATTATGAATCCTTTGAATGTTCTACACCTGGTTATCAGGGAGCAGAGTATCATGGATCTGGTAGTAGTCCTGAGTTTCATTATTGTTCAGCTTATGATCATTACGGTGCTGTAAACAATGTTAAGAGTAATACCCTGAAAGAATTTAAAGATTGGCATTTTAATTGTTTAAAAGAGTGCGGTATAGATAACACAGAAATTGGTTACACAAAAGATAGTACCCCTTCAGGTGGTTCTTCTATACATATTGGGCCAACTGTAGATAATTTTTACTATGCAGCAGTTAGGCGTGCAATTTTAGCGGATTTACACCCACCACCTTGTGCTTATTCCTGTGATTGTACTTTTCTTGAAAATGGTAGATGTGTTTGTACTGAAAATTTTGGTGATACAGAATCTACACATTTTTATCAAAAAGCACTTGCTTCTAGTTCTAGTAGATCGAGTACTAGTGTAAGTAGCAGTTCTGAGAGTATTAGTTTAAGTAGTAGTTCTATAAGTAGTTCTAGTTCAAGTAGTCATAGTTCTAGTTCTTTATCTTTCAGCTCTTCCAGCAAATCTTTTAGTTCTTCAAGTAAATCTTTTTCTAGCAGTTCATATAGTTTTAGTTCCAGTTCTTCTAGTTATAGTTCCAGTTCTGCTTCTATCCCAAGTTGGTGGTCTTTAAGTAGTTCATCTAAGAGTTCAAGTTCGAGTTCAAGTTCAATCAGTAGTAGTTCTGTGAGTAAAAGTTCGAGTTCTAAAAGTTCGAGTTCTAAAAGTTCGAGTTCTAAAAGTTCAAGTTCTCAAAGTTCAAGTTCTCAAAGTTTTAGTTCAAGTTCAAGTTCAATCAGTAGCAGTTCTAAAAGTTCAAGTTCTAGAAGTATAAGTTCAAGTTCTAAAAGTTCAAGTTCTAAAAGTTCAAGTTCTAGAAGTATAAGTTCAAGTTCTAGTAGTTCAAGTTCTAATTCAAGTTCTAGTAGTTCAAGTTCTAAAAGTTCAAGTAGTTCGTCTGTTTCTAGTAGTAGTGTCAGTAGTTCATCATTTAGTTCTACCTCTTTTCCTTTGTATTGCGGTGATTTTTACACAAGAATGCGTCAATGTAGAACATCATCTAATGAGGCTGATGCGTGGGATGCGTTTGATGGAATAGGTATATTTCAAGGTAGTTTTTGGTCATGTACTATTGATAATATACCAAACCCAGATGGATCTTGTTGGATGCAATGGGATTTTGGTGTAAATAAGCATATAACTCATATTAGTATGCAACGAAGGGATGAGGTAGATTGCGACTATGGAACCACAAACTTTCCTAAGTATTGTAGAGTTTTAGGTGCACATACAAGTAGTATGGACAACCCCATTGATTTAGGATCATACGAAACAGCAGATATACCTTTTGGTGAGTGGGGTACATGGCACAGGATAGTACAAGCACCATTTAGATTTATTAGAATTGAATTTTATAATTCTTGGATTTCATGTATTAATACATATAGAATTGCTGTTAAGGAAGTATGCTTTAGAGAATCAATAAGTTCTAGTTCAAAAAGTTTTAGTTCTAGTTCATTAAGTTCTAGTTCATTTAGTTCTAGTTCTAGTTCTAGTTCATTAAGTTCTAGTTCAAAAAGTTCTAGTTCAAAAAGTTCTAGTTCAAAAAGTTTTAGTTCTAGTTCATTAAGTTCTAGTTCGTCTAGTTCTAGTTCCTATAGTAAAAGTTCGAGTTCAAGAAGTTTAAGTTCAAGCTCAATAAGTTTTAGTTCAAGTAGTGAAAGTTATAGCAGTTCAAGTTCTAGTTCAAGTTCTTATAGTTCAAGTTCTTCTAGTTCTAGCTCTTTAAGTTTTAGTTCAAGTTCTTACAGTTCTAGCTCATCGAGTTTAAGTTTTAGTAGTTCAAGTTCGAGTAGTTTAAGTTCGAGTAGTTTAAGTTTTTCTTTCAGTTCTTCTAGTCTCAGTTCTTATAGTTTCAGTTCAAGTTCTTCTAGTTCTAGTTCTAGTTCTTCCAGCTTTAGTTCTAGTTCTTCCAGCTTTAGTTCGAGTAGTAAAAGTTCGAGTAGTAAAAGTTCAAGTAGTGAAAGTTCAAGTTCTAGTTCGGCTTCTTGGAGTTCCAGTTCAAAAAGTTCTAGTTCAAAAAGTTCTAGTTCAAAAAGTTCCAGTTCCAGTTCTAGCAGTAAAAGTTCAAGCAGTAAAAGTTCGAGTTCTTCAAGTTTCAGTTTTAGTTCATCTAGTAATAGTTCAAGTTCAAGTAGTTTAAGCTCTTCTTCGAGTTCTTCGAGTTCTAGCTCTTATAGTTCTAGTAGTTCTAGTATAAGTTCTAGTTCTAATTCTAATAGTTCTAGTTCTAGTTCCGAAAGTTCTAGTAGTTTTTCTAATAGTTCAAGTTCCAGTTCGTCTAGTTCTTATTCTAAGAGTTCTAGCAGTTTTTCTAAAAGCTCTAGTTCTAGTTCTAATAGTTCTAGCAGTTTTTCTAAAAGCTCTAGTTCTAGTTCTTCTAGTTCCAGTTCATTGAGTTCAAGTTCTAGCAGTTCTAGTATAAGTTCTAGTTCTGAAAGTTCTAGTTCTAGTTATAGTTATTCTAGTTCAAGTTCTAGTTCGTCTGTTTCTTTTTCTAGTAGTTCTTCATCTTCGTATTCATCATCTAGTTCCAGTTCTTCTTTGAGTAGTTCATCAAGTTCAAGTTTTCAAAGTTTAAGCAGTTCTAGTAAAAGTTTTGAGTCTGTAATGGACACAGGAGATTTGAATTATTGGTCTTTTGGGTCTCCTGTTGATGTTCCTTTTAATAAATATACTAATATTGATACTTATGGTTTATTGTATTGGGGTTTTGGTAAACCTTTAGATTATATGTGGGGTTCTTATAGTTCTTCTAGTAAATCAAGCAGTTCTTCGAGTTGGTCTAGTAACAGTAGTAGTTCATCGAGTTGGTCTAGCAGCAGTAGTAGTTCCTCTAGTAGTTTATCTAGTAGTAGCAGTAGTTCTTATTCATCGTGTCCTTATTGGAGTCCTGATAAGACCTTAGGACAAATTGCCGCTGCTTCTTCCGAGGATGGAGTCTATGTAGCATCGAAAGCTATAGACGATGATGATTTTTCTGAATGGAGATCTACAAGCGATAATAATGAATGGTGGAGAATAGATTTTGGTGTTCCTACATCTATAGGGACTGTAGAGATTCTACCAGGTTGGCATAATTTTAATAGTTGTGTTAAGGATATAACTATCAAAGGGTCTAACGACGCAATAGGATGGACACCACTTGTTAGTGGTCAAATTCCAAATGCTTCTGGTTGGGAAGTATTCCGCTTTGGTATTGCTAGTTATAGATATTTCCAGATTGACGTGGCGAATAAATGGTGGGAATCACAGAGCTGGAATATAAGTATAAGAGAAATTAGAATGCGAAGTTGTTCAAGTTCAAGTTCAAGCTATAGTAGTTCAAGTTCTAGTTACTCAAGCTTAAGCTCTAGTAGTGTAAGTTCTAGCTCCTATTCATCCTGTCCATTCTGGAGCGGTGATAGAACTACGGATGCAGTTGCAACAGCTAGTTCTGGTAGCCATATAGACTGGTCGATAGATGACAATATTTACACACCTTGGATAGCTGCAAGTGGTGTTAATGAGTGGCTCAGGATAGATTTTGGAATCGGAAACGCTTATCCTATAAATATTGTAAGAATATTACCTTATGTAGATGGTGGTTATGCAAGAGTTAAAGATATTCTTATTAAGGGATCTAACGATGCCGTAGGGTGGACTAACCTTATTAGTAGTCGAGTTCCAAATAGTTCAAATTGGACAACTTTTGGCTTTACAAATTCTACTAGTTATAGGTATATTCAGATAGATATATCAAATCAGTGGAATCCAGTGTTAGATAACATATCTATTCTAGAATTGGAGATGCTTGAGTGTTATGAAAGCAGTTCTTCTAGCTCTTTAAGTAAAAGTAATAGTAGTTCAAGTAGCTCCCTAAGTAATTCGAGTTCTAGTAGTAGTTCTGTAAGTAGTTCTTCGAATAGTAGTAGTTCTACGAGTTCCAGTAGTAAATCTTCAAGTAGCAGCTCTCTTAGTTTAAGTAGTAGTTCTAGTAGCATAGGCTCCTCTAGTTCCAGCTCTGTTAGTTCTAGTTCTTGTAGTAGCTCTAGGAGTTCCAGTAGTAGTTCTTTCTCAGAGGAAGCATGTCCTATGGATTGCGGTTGTGATTGTGCAGAGGAATGCGGTTGTGAGTGTCCAGAAGAGTGCGGTTGTGAGTGTCCCGAAGAGTGCGGTTGTGAGTGTCCCGAAGAGTGCGGTTGTGAGTGCCCAGAAGAGTGCGGTTGTGAATGTCCAGAAGAGATTTGGTGTGAATGTCCCGAAGAATCTTGTGGATGTGAATGCCCTGAAGAGAATTGTGGCCCAGAGGAATAGTGAAAAATATAAAATAAAGAGGGAAATGCTTGCTATGAAATTAGGTTCTGTAGATTTAGAGATTACACTAAGATGCAATTTGAAATGTCCTTATTGTTATTTACATCTCGATGGTACTAAAATAAGAGATATGTCCGATCGTACAATGCAGGCATGTATAGAGCTACTTAAAAAATATCCGAAGAATGGCGATTATCCGCAGAGGATTACATTTTATGGAGGAGAACCTCTTTTAAAGTTTGATCTTATGAAGCGGTTTGTGTCTATGGCGGATGAAGCAAAATTGAATCTCAGATATACTGTAATGTCTAACGGAACCATAGTGACTCCTGAGATTGTAGAATTTTCAAAGAAGAGGAAGATGTACATACAGCGTAGTATTGATGGTTGTCCAAAAGTTATGGAAAAACTTAGACCTGGTGCCCTTTCTCTTTATGAGAAAGGGACAGAGTTGATAAAGGATACAAATAAAGGGACTAGGAGGATGACAATTACTCCCGATACTGCCAAAGATTTATTTGAAGGAATTTTATACCTGTGGGAAAGTGGTTTCAGAAGAGGTTTCTCTCCCCAACCTAATTATGAGGTTGATTGGGAGGAATCGCAGAAGCAAGATTTGATTAATAATATGCGGAAGATGGCAGACTTCTATGTTAAACAATTTAAAGATGGAAATCCTTTTTATTGGTACCAAGTATCTAGAGAAGCTGCTTGTAGATTTTCTAACTATGTAACTCAGACTGGGTGTGGCGCGGGAAAGCAATTATATTCTCTATCAGTAGACGGATATATTTTCCTATGTCATAGGTTTACTGGAGAAGATATCAATGGGCAATTTTGTTATGGGCATATTGAGGATGTCCTTGAAGGAAAAGAAATTAAAGGTTTTGGTAATGATGTGATATCTGCTATTAAACGCGGAAGAAAGTGGAATGAGGAATGTCATTCTTGTATAGCTCAATATGGCTGCGAAAAAGGGTGCTTACATTCAAATTATAAAGGTACTGGGAATCTTCTTAAGCCACCCGAGCTGTATTGCAGAGTTAAAAAAGAAGCTTCAAAGATAGTTACTTATATAGATTATGAGTTAAGAAATATAGATTCAGAGTGGTGGACCAAGAGAAATTTTCGTAGGGAAGCGAAAGCATACCTGGAAAAGAAGAAGAAATTAAACCAATAGTTATAACAATAATTGAATGAAGGAAGTTCTAGGTATTCCATAGGTATTATTACAAAAGTTGTTTGGTTAGATTGTATTGTTCTATTGATCACTATGGCGAAGAACCAATCTCCTAATTAGCCATCAACTTGGTTTAAAGAAGATGGTAACAAGAAGTTTAGAAATTTTGATTGAATCCAATTAGTATAAGGAGATAATATGAAACAAACAGTACAAGAATTAGAAGCTTTAGGTGAATTTACATTAGCTAGAGAGACAAAAAGAGTGTTGGGGCAAAATAGTTCTAAAGGACTTGACGTCTTAATTAAAACTGTAGCACAACAGTTAAGTGAGTTGGGGGCAGGGGTCCCACAAAGATCCATTGAATTGGAGTTAAAGCGTAGTCGACGTCTTAATAAGATGTTGGACAGTTTGTTTACCATATTTCTCGTTCCGCGCAAGAAATAGAAAACTTAGCGTTGATGGGGAGGAATACTCAATAAGTATTATTACAAAAGTAGTCACATAATTTTACTTTAATGGAGAAGATATGGCAGATTTGTTTAGGTATGTTGTCACTGATAAACTAGCAATCGAACTTGGACGTATTTTAGAGGGGAAGATCAAAGATGGGAATTATATAAATTCCATAGTTAAAAAGTTGACTAATAAGAATTTAAAGGTTGTTAAATTTCTTGATAGAGGTAGCTTTGGTGCTGCTTATTTACTTTCGGATGGTGCAGTTTTGAAAGCAACATTTGATTCCAGTGAAGCTAAAGCTTGTGCTACTGTAGTAGGCAAGAAAAATAAGTATATAGTTGATATTTATGCTGTTGGGAAAGTAAACAAGAAAGCAGACTTTATGGGTTTAAAAAGTATATGGTTTATTCATAGAGAATTTATTAGTAGAGATTTTACTTTAGTTCAGAAAAAGATTGCAAGGTTACTTACCAAGTTTCAAAATTCTTATGATTTAAATGGCGAGAGAACTTTGTTGGGTAAAAAAGGTATAGAGGAGATGACAAAATTCTGGTGTACAAAAGGAAGAACTCCTTCGGAAAAAAATGTTTGTAGAGAAACTGTTGTAGTCTTAGCGAGGATTATTAAAGAAATGAAGGATAAGGGTATAAGAGGTTATAAGGATTTTCATATAGGTAATCTTGGTGTTAAAAATGGTAATCTTTGTGTATTTGATTTAGGCTTTGAAGCAAAATCTCGCGGAGGCAAAATAAAAAAAATTCAAGCAAACGGGAAAATAATTAAGAAAATTATATCTGAGTTAAAAGATAAAGGAGAATTTACTCTAGCAAAAAATTTAGAAATTGTGTAATTGAAGATGATGGCCTCGTTGCTTCTTGACGAAATACGAGGAATCGATACAGTTGGTTTATATACGGTACGCACTATTGTTAGTAGGTTACTTAAGTAAGAATCAAAAAAGAAGCTTTTAAAAGAGGGAGAGAAGTAGGTGGCTACTGAATATCAAATAGATTACGAAAACGGCAACAACGGAAATGATGGAAGTAATTGGGCTAATGCTTGGCGTGATTGGAATGGAATAGTTGGAGTTGTTCCTGGGGATGTAGTTAGAATAGCAAAAACACCTGATCCTGTAAATATAGGAGATGTAGATTGGGCTAAAGACTCTGATACGTTGACGTTACATTCAGTATTAACAAAAAATATAGATGATTGTGAACTATCGTGGCTACCAGGAGTTAATGCTTCACAGGCTGATAATACTACTAGATATACTGAAGGATCCGTATGTCAACGTTTTTATATGTCTGATGGTCTTACTGGTATATTTGGTTTTGATACATTTTCTTCAAAAAATTTGTCTTCTTTTACAAAGATCAGTTTTAGTATTAGTACTAACAGAATCTTAGACGCGAATACTATATCTGTTAAACTGTATTCTGATTCTAATAGGGCCAATCTTGTTCATACTTTTTTATTAGACTTCAAACTACCATCAGATTTTGTTTCTCAAGTAACTATTGATAATGGATCTGCTTTGAATAATAATATCGAAGCGATAGAAATAGTTGCAGAATCCCCACTTCCGGGAGCAACATATATTTATGTTGATAATTTTATAGCATGCAATGATCTTTCGTTGACAAGTGTTATAAAGAAGACTGGTGATAATGCTTGGTGGCCTATTCGTTCTATTAATAGTAAAACTATAGTGTTAGGAAAACTAAATTCTTATTCAACCTTCAATTTAGTAGATTATACAGGTAGTACAGAAACTGCGGACACATACATTAGAAATGCTGTAATGATACCAGATTTGGTGCAAAATACTGATGACAATTTTATGACAGTAGATTTCGACGGAACATCCGGAAATCTTATAACTATTTCTGGTGGTTGGAATACTTCTTCAGACGTTCAGGATGGTGAATCATGGGTAGATATGTTTGGGAAATATGGTGATTCTAAGGTACAAGGAGACTATAATAAATTAGAGAAGTGTGGTTTTTTAAGAGGGTATCACTTTGTTATTAGTGGGAATAATTGCGAATTAGGCGATATTAACTCTTCAAAACAATTTTATGGTTTGAATTTAACTGGTAATAATTGTACATGTAGTGGTGATATATGTATTGTTGCCAGTCAAGTTTATGGGGTTTCTTCAAATTCTAAAGGTCACATAGGAATTGGTAGCATCTTTTTGTATAGAAGTAATACTACAGGTTTGGGTAGTGAAAGTAGTTGGGGTAATATATATTGTTATGGTTCTTCGATTCAATTAAAATCACATAATTATGTTAATTATATGTACATAGAAAATAGTTCTGGTAATGGTTTGTACCTTTATCAGATAAATAGTATTATTATCAATAATTTAATTTCATTTTCTAATACAAATAAAGGTTTGTACATACAATCTTGTACAAATATAACAATTAGGCAACTAAATTGTTATGATAATGGTAGTGATGGTATTCAGGTACAACATGCACAAAGATGTTATTTTAAAAATGTTATTTCACATAATAATACAGGTTACGGACTTCATGGGTATGAAAGTAATCTAATTTATGCTAATAGTATAGTAACATATGGAAATTCATTGGGTGGTATTCGTTCTGATGAATCTGAAATTTATCTTGAATGGAATACTCATGCAGAAGTAATTAAATATAGTATTTTTACACGAAGTGATAGTATGTATACAAATCAGGGTATTTTCTTTAGTCATAAAGACCAAATAAAGGATGTGCACGAAGATACATTACCTATTATCGGCACTATTACTTCGGATAATGTTATTTTTTATAATGAAGCACCGTCTTGGAAAATTGAAATTGTTAATGAAGGAAGATTAGAGATATTAAAATTCCGTATTCCTGTACAAGATTCTGTACGTAGGATTATAAGAGTACAAACTCGTTGGGATTCTGTATCTGTCCCTACATTAAAGCCAAAAATAATTTTAACTGGTTGTGGTTTAAATGAAGAGGCTATTAATACTTCAGCAACTGCAACATGGGAACAATTGGTGGTGCAAGGTGTTCCTCTGAGAGATGGGATAGCATATCTTACTGTAGCTTTTCATAGGGCTTATAATACATCTACGTCAGTTTATATAGATGATATAACATGGAGTACTCCTAGCAGTTCTTCAAGTTCACGTTCCAGTAGTTCAGTTTCGGTAAGTTCTAGTTCTTCAAGTTCGAGTTCTACCAGTATAAGTTCTAGTTCTTCATGTTCGAGTTCTTCTAGTTTTTCGAGTTCTAGCAGTTTATCTACATCTCTTAGTTCTAGCTCTTCAAGTTTTAGTTATTCTAGTTCATCTAAGTCTAGTTCTTCTTCAAGTAGTTATGCTATTTGCCCTTCCGGTTGGTCAGCAGATAAGTGTGTTGGTGGGACCCCCACTGCTCTTTCTGAACGATCAGTTGATTATAATGCAGCTAAAGCTTTTGATGATAATAATACTACTCTTTGGCAAAGTACCTATGATAATACTCAATGGTTGCAATATCATTTTATCTCTAGTGTAGCTATCGAAAACTTGAGAATAAGATCATGGAGTTCTGTCGCTGATAAAATGCCTTCTACTTTTATTCTATATGCTTCTAATCTTGGGTTATTTACAGGAGAAGAAGTAACATTGTTAACTGTTTCTGGTATTACATGGACTACTGATGAGTGGAAAGAGTGGGCATTTACGAATGGTGTTAACTATAGCTACTACCGTATCACTATGACAGATAAAGAAGGGCCTTTTGGCGAAGATTATGAATATGTTATTTGTGAAGTAGAAATGAAAGAGTGTACTTAGTTAGGGGAAAATTATGAGTCCGACAAATGTTAGATCTGGAGCTACTTTACAGTCTATATTCCCTTCATTGAAAGCAACTTTAATTAATAAATCTGGTGTAAGCTATGATTGGCCTTTAATTGGTGGTGGGTTATTGAATAGATTTGTAATGATAGAATCTACAAATATGTTTTTACCTTCTTTAGAATTGACCGTTCTAGATAGGGAAAATCAGCTTATTGGTGCTTTTACAATAACCAGTTCTGATAAACTGGTTATTGATATAAGTTACGCATCTGATGATACTGAAACTTATGAATTTGAGCTATATTCGATTAGGGAATCAGAATTAAGAAGTTTAATAGATATAGGTTCAACCGAAGTTACAATGACTTTTTGGCCATCTGGTTGGAGAGATCTTTTTCAAGGTTCTAAAGTAAGAGGATTTAGTAAAATGTCTGCTTCTTCTGTGGCGAGTGATATTGTAGCTGCTGAAGAGAAGGAGATAGAACTTTCGTCAGAAAAAAGAAATTATATACAAGCACAATGGACTGATGCGCAATTTTTAAGGCATCTTGCTACTTATGCTATGAGCAGAGAAAGTGCGGGATATTGGTATTTTTTTGATAGGTATAATAAATTCTTTTTTTGTACTCCTATATATTTGATGCGTAAACCTTTACAACAAGAAACTCATAAGTTTGAATTTGTTAATGTTCCTGAAGAACTGGAGAAAGAAGATAGGGAGTATAAACCTATTTTTGCTTGGAGGATGTTGTCTAATTATCAGACAATGCTTCTTCAGTCTGGTTATGGCACGAAAGTAAAATGGTTTGATTATGATGTAAAGTCCTACAAGGAAAAAACAATATTATATACAGATACTAATTTCCCGTCTCTTGGGAAATGGGTTTTTATAACAAAAGATGAAATAACTATAGACCGTATTAGATCATCTATGATAGGGAATACATCAACTGATACATACTATGATGAACCATACAGAGTTGCTACTTTGAAAATGAGCAACACAATTTATTCCCTTTTTACACTTGAAGTTATTGTTTTAACAAGTAAATATATAAGATTAGGTGATAAGGTATTGGTACATATACCAGAAGGAGGTAGTAAAGGATCAACTGCTTTGATAGAATGTATATCAGGTGAATGGCTTGTATCAAAAATTAGTATTATGATGGATGTAAAACAAAGAACATTATTCTCTAAATTAGTCTTAATAAGATCTTCTATAAATAAGACTGGGGACTTGGGGATTGAAAAGGAATTAGTTTCTGCTCCTGGTGGGCAAATATAAAATATAGGATTTAATTATCGGGAGAAAAATTATTATGTTACAAGATAAAAGTAAGCAAAATAAAACTTCCAGTTCAAGTTCAAGTGTATCTCTTAGTCTTGGAACATTCGAATCACAACAGTTGGATGATTTTCTTATTAGAAATGTAGTAGGTGATAGTCCTGAAATCCCTGAAGGTTTGCTTTATCAGGGTAGTGAAAGCAGGAAGCATGAATGTTCTGCTTCATCTGAATATAGTTGGAGGTATGAGGCAGTAGAAGCTTTTAATGGAATAATAGGTAGTACTGGTGATTGTTGGATTTGTTCTGATTCAAATGTACCTAATCCTAATGGTTCTTGTTACATACAATTTAATTTTGATGAAAGCAAGAAAATACTTGCATTTCAGATGTGCAGACGGGGTGACTCTAATTGTGAAAACTTCCCCAAGGAAATGAGATTACTCGGCAGTCAAAATGGAAAATTTGAAGGTGAAGAAGTTGTACTTGGGATTTTCCAAAATAGTGATGTTACTTATGGCGATTGGTCCATCTGGCAAAATATTCAAAACAATATATGGTGCATCAGTTTAAGAATAGAAATACATTCTATGTGGGAAAGTAGTACAGATTTTGGTTGGGTAGCCGTCAGTGAAGTACAATTTATAATTTCTGAAGAGAGTAGTTTTAGTTCTAGCTCATCAACTTCAAAAAGTTCTAGTAGTTCGTTTCGTAGTTCCAGTTCAAAGAGCTCTAGTAGCTCATTCAGCTTCAGTATCTCTTCTTCTAGCTCTTCGATCTCAAAGAGCTCTAGTAGCTCATTCAGCTTCAGTATCTCTTCTTCTAGCTCTTCGATCTCAAAGAGCTCTAGTAGCTCATTCAGCTTCAGTATTTCTTCTTCTAGCTCTTCGATCTCAAAGAGCTCTAGCAGTTCATCTAGTTTTAGTGTTTCTATTTCCTCTAGTTCTAGTTCGTGGGCTCGTGACGTAGGTGCTGATTATCATGCTTTTACAAAAGATTTTGTGAATGATTATTTTCTTACACAGTATCATATAGAAGGGGTAAGAAGTACAGTTATTTCACAAATGCAGCAGATGGTAGCTCAAGGGGCGACTCTTGCTTCAACAAGAATATGGTTAGTAAGTCCGCCTGGGGTACAGCAGGAAAATTGGAGATATCATTTTCCGCCAAGCGCTCAAGAAATAGATAATGTAAGACAGTATGTACTTGACGCCCAATCTATAGGGTTAAGACTATATTTAGGACTATGCTGGCTTGGTTGTGCCAACTTTAGTACTGGTTCGCCTGATACAACTATTGGTGATTGCGGCTATACTGCTGGAGAGTTTCTAGACAAATCACATTTTTCTATTGAATCAATCCTCAATGCTGTAAAAGATATTAAATTCTTAGATGGAAAACCAGTCGTTGAACGGTTTTATTTAGTGCCTGAAGTTTTGGCAGCTGCGAATGATTTTGATGGCGCTGTTCCATTTGAAAAGAAAAATATACGATGGTTTTTAAGTCAACTGTGGCAATGGTTCTATAATATTGTAAACGTGACAGGTATAATTCCCACCTTATATTTTATTCATGATTCTCAAGAGAGTCATATACTTAATGACAGTTATGTAGATGCTAACTATCCCGCTCTTAATGGTCATCCTAGTATGTTTTGGATGTACAGGTCTCTCAAATTTCTTAAAGATAATGTATTGCCTATACCAGATAGAATAGACTTCTCCTCATATCATAGATTAGAAAATCCTGGGACTAAGTATATTGATACGGTTTCAAGAGTGATCGCTGATTATAAAGCTGTGATTCCAGATTTATTAGGGGTGGCTTTGAAGCCTCTACAAATTGCCGAAACTTTCTATTTCGGAAGTCAGCTTTCTGCTTTTTACAATTACTATACTGATCCAGATTTTGAAGGGGTTACTTTCTGGACTACACCTTTTCATACTGGTGAATCAACAATTGAACCTCCATTTAACTTTACACCACTATTAGGTTCTCTTAGTTCTAGTAGCTACAGTAGTTCTAGTAAGAGTTCAACTAGTGCCGTAAGTACAAGTAGTTCAAGTAAGAGTAATGTTTCCTCCTCATCGTCTTCATCTGTTTCTGAAGGCCATACTTTATTTTTAAATACATGTCAATCTAGAAAGATAATCAAAACTCAAAGTACTGGACCTGATTCAGAAAGTTATTCATGTCAAGGATTACCAAGTGTTAAAATTGAACCTACTCATGTTTGCGATCTTACTGTAGAACATAATTACCAAGATAATGCCTTTTTTAGCACTGGTTACTATTCAAGAGTATTCCAAAACCAGCAGCACAGAATGTTAAATCGTACAAGTGGCTTCCTTCATGATTTATATGCTATAGGGCCATCCTTTGACAATGCTTCGCTAAGATGTTTTGCTGTACTTGCAAATAATAATCCTGGAACTGGTATTGACGATCATTGTGATATGGATGTTATAACATACTCATGTAAAATTATCGGCACTAATAAAGCATCTTATTTTAATTTTGCAGAAGGTCAGATAACTGTGCAAGAAAGTGCTGGCGGCGGATCTTCTGGTTATGGTCAACATAAGATTTTAGTTCATAATTCAGCTTATACGAATTGGGTTCATCATGGAATGGTTATGACTGTTTTGAGGGATGATCCAAAATTAAATTACCATCTTTTTAGAGCAAAAAGTGGTTTATTGTTTAGGGGAAAATGGGAAAGCCTTTTATCTGTAGAAAAAGTTGATTCATGTTTTGGTGATGGTTATGTTTATGCACCAAAAACAGATATATCTTTTTCTGCTATAGATTTATCTGGTGCTCAATGGGGAAATGAAGCTAGTGCTATTAGGTTAGATGATTATGGCCCAGGTTCCAAAATATCTTGGGAGAATGGTGCTACATTAGAACATGATACTAATGGATTAAATATTAAGAATAGTGATTCACTTAGTTTTGGCATTACTCCTACAAGCATTAAAATCCCTACAAATCATAAATTTATTCTTGATGGGGATGCTAGTGAAAATACATATATGGTTTATAATGGTTCATACGTGTTATTATATGTAAATGGGATTGAAAAAGCAGCTTGGTAATTTAAAAAAGGGTTTTATTATGATATCTACTAAAAAACTTGCAAAATTAATAGCAAAGAAATATAATTTACCTCTTACTGAAAGTATGCAGGTATCAAAAATATTAGTAGTTGACTGGAGAGAAGACTTGAAGACTAAAAAACATTCTGATGTATTATCTTGTATTGAAACTGAAGGTTTTATTTGGCCTACATATAAAAATAAAAGTAAGAGGAAGAGAATTACTGCAAGAAAAGAAACAATAAGAGAACTTAAAAAAATAGGTGAAGATAAAATTATCGATTTCTCTTATGAGAGAGTATCAGGGATTGTAATGAAATGTAAGAATTGTGATTTAAAACCCGGACGACCTTGGTGTGTTTATAAACCAAAGAATCCCAGTTCATCTAAACTAATGAAAGTGCAACCAAAAGGTTTCCCTAAAACTTATACTACCAAAAAAGATGCTGATTATGGTGTCAAAATGATGAAAACTTTTGGTTCAGCTATTAGTTCTAATGATATATATAATATATCAACCCTTTTAGTTGTTTTATTAGGAAAACTTGGTGGTAAAACAAGAATACCTATTTCAGAAGTAATGTTAGCGAAAAGTGGCAACCGTAAATTAGCAATTAAAAAAGATGGTACAGATTTGATTGTAACTTTAGTAAAAGGTAAAGGTCTTCCAGATTTTCAAGATACTGTATAGTTTTTGGAGAGTGAGGTTATGAGTTTTAATCCGTTAGAACATATGAAGGTATTGACAGAGGAAGTAAGAGGATTTTTTCGTGGAGTAGTCAGGGACGCAGATGATCCTAAAAAACTTGGTCGTGTTAGAGTAGAAGTTCTCCCTGTTATGAAGGGTATAGATATTGAGTATCTTCCATGGGCCGAAAAGGCTATGTCTTTTATCCCACCTGTTAATAGTTTAGTATGGGTATTTTTTGAACAGCTAGAAATATATAAACCAGTATACTTTGCTGTTGCTGCACCTGTTCTTATTGAAGAGGACTTAGCCCCTATTGCAGAAGGAAGAGGATACCCTTTAGTTGTTGGTTATGAGGCAGGTAAAACGTATCAGGATATGGTTGCTATGCAAAAGGAATCGGTTGCTGTTTCTGAATCATTAAATGCAAATAAGGTTACAGAAAACGAACCAGACGTTTCAGGTGACCATACTTATCCGCAGAGTAAAATACATAGATTTACGAGTGGGGTTATTATAGAAGTACTTGACAAATCTGGTGGTGCCGTAATTAATGTATACCACCCAAGTGGGAGTTTCATTGAAATTAGTAATGAGAAAATACATGTTCGTAGTTCCGGTGAAACATACTTGTATTCTGATAAACCTATAAAGGTACATTCAACAGGGCAAATTACTATTAATAGTATAGATAATGTACATATTAATCCAGTGGAGCTGGTGGAGTAGTCATGAAAACTTTTATCGCTCTATATGATATACAATCTTTTATACAAGAAAAAGCTGAAAAGGTAGTAAGTATCACAAAGGGTGCTAGATTAAGTGAAATATACTCTGATATAAGCCAAAGTTTATCTGAAGATGTAGACAAAGATTTAAAAATTTTGTTTAATGTTTCTTCTGTTGAGGCTTCTATAGAAAATATTATTGGGACTTCAAAAGGTGAACGAGTTATGCTCCCAACTTTTGCTTCTAATCTAGAGTATTATCTTTTCGAGCCTGTAGCTGATGTTACTGAATTTTCTATAAGAAATGATATTATAAGTTCTATACTTGAATGGGATCCCAGGGTTATCGTAAAATCTTTAAAGGTAACAGGTGATACAGATAATAACACATATATAATAACATTAATGTACGAAATAGCAGGGCTTGGGCTTGTCAGTGAATTAAGCAGGACATTATCTTTAGAATAAGAGGTGTACTTTGAAAGCTATAAAAAGGCTTACAAGTATTCCCCCAATGAAGAAAAAGGGAGAAGAACTTGAACTATTAAAAGTTGATACAGGTAATTGGTCTATTCCTTATACATCTGGAGGACCATATGTGGTTATACATAGTGATAAAATTGTTGGTAATACAGGTGGAGCAACTGCTTATGTTAGTGAAATAGTAACTGAATCTGGATCGTGGGCTACTGGTACTGCTGCTGGGTATTTTTTATGCCATTCAATTGTAGGTAGTTTTGAATCAGAGAATTTGAATGTTGGAGCAAATCTTAATGTAGCGACTACAACAGGGATTATCACTCCACCTGAAGAGCTTACAGATTTTATTAATAGATTGATGGTATGGCTTCCTGAGAAGTATAAGGCTGAACCAAATGTTGTAGACTATGTAGAAGCTGTTTTTAATTTATTTGCAGAAATAAACAATAATATAGGTAACTTTGCTAAGTTATATTCACCTACAGATTTAGAAGAGGGTTCAGAGTTTGAAAGGCTTGAATCTTTGTTTAATTTAATTTCAAACCCTTCTGCTTTAAGGAATGAACGAGTTTATGGGTTACTTCACGCTTCTGATTTCATAAAAATTAAAGGTTTGTTGCAATCTGTAAATTACTATATGTACAAAAGGCGTTTAAGCAACCAAGATTTTACAGTAGACATCAGATATTTGTGGACAGGCCCTGTGGGTGAAACTGGTGACTATACTACATTTATTCCAGAAGATATTGGTAAAATAAGAAGGGAAGCAGGACTTGCTTATTACCCTAGCCCACATTTTGATATGTCCGTTCACCCTATTCCAGGAGGACCACCTGTTGAGCTTTCCAATGCTGATAAACAAGAATTAAGAATTTTAATAAATAGAGTAAGGCCAATAGAAACAGTATATGGTGAAGCTTATGTAGAAAAAATAGGAATACTTCCATCAATTATTGTACTGCCGACTACAGCACATTCAACTGTACTTGCATCTTGTATTGTTCTAAGTTGCTCCCCTGTTGGAATTAGACCTGTTATCTTATTGTTAACAAAAGGTACATCATTAATAATAACAGATAATATTACGTTACTTTGTGGGTAACTAAAAAGGTGGGTTAAAAATGTATGGATTTAAAAATATAGTATTGAAGTTGATAGATTGTGGTGAATTTATTATTGCGGAAGAGTTAGTTAAAGTTTGTAGTGCTACAAAAGAATTGGAGTACTTAGAGGATTTAATTAAAAAACATTCTTTAAAATTTTTATTGAGTAGAATTGAGGAAATTTGCCGCTACAATTCTGGTCATTTACGGTCAGTATGGCATGACGAATCTTATGCAAAAAGTTGGGATAGAGACGCAGATATATTGTCAGGGATTATTGCTAAAATTAAGAATTAGATATAGTAATGTGTTTATAAGTATAAAAGTTTTTAATTATTATTAATATTAATTTATGGAGGGCAGTATTATGAAAAGATTAAGATTGTATTCGAAGCTGATTTACCCAAGAGGTACAGGAGTAGTAGAAGGGCAGGAACAGAAACCAGTAAAAGCCACTTCAGTAGATCTATTAAAATTTTCATTAGAAGGAAATCTTTCTAATATAAAGGGGATAGAACGATTAACTATTGCAACTAAGATAATTTCAAAATTGAATCTTATTGAGCGTAGTGTAGTTGAGGTTGAAAAAGGTTGTTATGTTGATTTAGAAGATGCAGAATTCGATCTTTTAAGAGAGTCTGTAAATTCGGCTGAGTTTCCTCCAATAGTTTTACATTTTCCAGAGTTGTTAACTTCAATTGTAGAAGCTAGTAGCGATTTAGGAATGGGGTTGTCAATGGTACCCCCTCACGATGGCGGTTGTCTTAATCCTATTGGTGCACATAAAATATAAAGAGGAGGTATTTTAAGATGGCAAGAGCACATTTCTTCAGGTATGTATTAGACGAAGATGGTAATGTTATTAGTGATGCAACTGTTAGTATATATTTAGCAGGTACAATTACTCCTGCTACTATATATCAATCTGAAGGTGCAGCTTCTCATGTATATTCAGTCCTTTCTGCTTCTGATGGATCTTTTGAATTTTGGGTAGATAGTAGTGATTATGATCCAATGACACAAGAATTTAAGATTGTTGCTGTTAAATCTGGATTGGTCTCTAAAACTTTTGATTATGTTAATGTTTTTCCATGTTTTCCGCATACACATAGTGGTGGTGGTGGTGATATAGCGACCGAAACAATGTCTACTTTTGTTTCAGACTATGTGCCTTTTGGTGCTCCTTGGGTAGATATTATGTGTATGACAGGTAATCATGTAATAGCTACATGGTCTCAAGGGGCCGAAGCTAAGCCTGTTAATACTGTATTTTTAGGTGTATCTGACATACAACAAAATAGTGGATCAGGAGGTGAGATATATTCTGTCTTTTTTGCAGACTCCGTGATTACTGGGTCTACGGCAGGGATAATATCTCCATGGTATTCTGCTACAGTATTTGAAAGTAGTGGTAACTTTTCTTTTGTTCCAATAGAATACGTTGCTTTAAGAGGATCTGGTAAGTATTCATATACTTCTGATTACTTAAATGTTGATGTTTTTACATGTGGTGCTGGTTCTTCCGGTAACTTTGGAAGACGTGTAATTTCAGTAGCTGATTCTGTTACTGATTATTTTCAGCACGGAATGTTTATGTACGTTGCAGCAACGATAAGAAGTTGGCCTGATACTTCTTTACCTTCTAATCCCGCAGGTAATTTTAGGGCTGAAGAAGCATATTTTATGTCAGGTAAATTTAGAAGAGGGTTTGCATTAGGTATAGATAATAACCCAATAGCCGGTTCATGGTACGCTAAAGCTGAAATATCTGTAGCTGGTATGGATCTTATGGATGCTTTATATGAGGCAGGTTCTGTTGGTATGGCTTTAACTCAAAGTGGCGACGGAAGCCGAATTTCATGGGGAACTAAAGCTGGTGGTGTTATTGCACAAAAAGTATGGTTATATTCAGATGGCACTCACCTGTATGCACAAAGGTTAGGTGGTTCACCTCAACAATTAGACTAATAGGAGAATATCATGCTTGTAAAGAAGTATGATTATGATTATACAGTAGAAAGGTTAGTTCAAATAATACGTGATCGCGGGACATGGAAAGACATGTACGAAAGTAGTACAGGAAAAATGCTTATTGAATTAGTAGCTTATGCTGTAGATAATTTAGGTTATTATATGGAACGCAGAGTACAGGAACTCTACCTCAGTACATGCAGATTAGAATCCTCTACTTATCATTTAGCATCTTTACTTGGATATCTCCCAATTCGTAAATATTGTGCTATAGGTACTATAGATATTGTATTAAAAAATGCTCGTGCTGTTGATGTAGTAATAGAAAAAGGCTTTTCTTTTACTATTAAAAAACTTCCATATGTAATAATGGAATCTGGAACAATTACTTCAGGAACTACCAAAGTATCACTAAAAGCAATGCAAGGGGAATTACGAATAGAAGAATTTCTATTAAAAACAACTAAAGAGGTTGATTATGTGGATATAGATGCTAGTTATAATTCAATTAGTGAAAACTATTTAATTGTTTCTATACCACCAGGATCTTCTTTTGATGGTTTATTATACAATTACAATTATAGTACAATACCAAGACCTACATGGAGATCAGAAAGGTACTATTCTATACATTATTATTTTGATAAGTTACGAATAGACTTTGGTACAGATGGGTTTGGTAGAAACCCATCTGAGGATATAATTGTAGATGATAAACCAATGGAAGTTGAATATGTTATAACTGATGGGGAATTAGGTAATATTAAAAATGAGGTATCTGGAGTACATTTTGATGATCGTATATATGATAATGGTTCACCAAAAGATGAAGTTAAAATAGAACAGTATGAAATTATAGTTCCTTTTATGTCAGGGGCAATAGACCAGGAAACAATAGATAATGTTAAACTCTATGCACCTCGATTATATTCTACTGGTAAAAGGGCTGTAACTAGAGAGGATTATAGATATTGGTTAGAAAGACATCCTATTATAACAAGAGCAAATGCGTGGGGTGAACAAGAATTTATTGAATCTGGAGGTAATAGTAAAGAATCACCAGCAGATATAAGAAATTCTGCTTGTTATACAGCAGTTAAGTTGGGGGAAGAGGAAGAGTATACAATAATTGAGGTTTCTCTTCATAGCAGACATTTTGTTATTAACGGTGTTGATTTACCTATTTATCCAGGAGATAATTTTGTAGTTGGTGGATCTACAGGAAATGATGGTGAATACATAATATCCTGTTTGGAGGATTCGGTAGAAGAAGATATTGCTCAAAATAAAACAACTTTATTTGTTACAAAATCAATACTAGATTCAACCGCTGATGGTTTTATAAAGCATTCAGCTAAACTTCAAGCTCTTTCAGAGCCTGAAAGGGATACAATTGAAGAATACATATATGATTATATGACACTTACTGTGTTTCTCAAGTACTACAAACCAATAATTTATTATATAGATTTAGATATATATGTTAGTACAGATGGGTATTATACACTTTCAGCTATTGGAGAGGAAATTAAAACTTCTCTATTAACTAAATTTCCTGCAGGTTATTATACTTTTGAGCAATCTATTTTTAAATATGAATTTTTGAAAGTAGTGACAGAACATGCAGGTGTAGCGGGCAGCTACTTAAATTGGTTTATAAAATGTGAAGAGATAGAAGACGATTATTATAGAATAATTGGTCCATTTCCTTCGCCTTCTGCTGTAGCTTGTTCACGAGCAGATTATTTTAATAGGTATATTGGTATTTTTGCCCTAAGGAATGTAAATATTTACCCAGAAGGCTACGAAAAACCAGTTTATATTATTACTTAGAGGGATACAATGGCAATAAATTATGATTTGATTAAGTTTTATCAGTGTGCTCATTGGATTAATGATAATAGTCATGGCGGTGGGATTTCCGGAGTTGAAATATTTACAAAAAAAGATGAGAATATTTTTGAAAAAGTTACTGACTTTTCGAGAAGAATTGGTGCTATTGACTATAAAAAAGTATTTATTAAGAATGAAAATGCAGAGATATGGCAAGATGTAGTTGGTTGGTTGATATCCGATACTATTGCCCCTAATGATAATATTTCTATTTCAGGGGCTGGGACCGAAAGCAGATTAGGAATTCCTGCTCCATTAAGTGGGATAAGTAAAATTGAAGGTGAGTTTGTTATTGGTGATACCTCTACAAATTTTTTAAAAGAAGTAGGGATTGGTGAAAAAGTATATAATGGAACAAATGATACTAATTCATCTGCTATTGAGATTATATCAATTCAGCACAAAGTTTTAACACTTGCTTCTGAATATATGGGATCTGTTGGTGTTGATAAAAAAATATATGTTACACCAGCAAAAGACTTTCTTTTTAAAGCACCATTAACTAATGATGATGATAAGCGATTGTGTTATGGCGATATAGCAATTAATGATTATGTTGGTATATGGCTAAAACGTACTGTTTTAGCAGCAGGTGCCTATTATGCATCTAATAGTTTTACAGTTGGTATGATATCAAAAAATTTATTGTAGATAGGGGAGGATTTAATATGTATATATCACCTATTGGTAATTATGAAATAATAGAATCGTTAATACTATCAGGATTTGCTGAATTAGCATATGAGTACGATGAAATATTTAGTAAATCTAGAGAGTTATCTGAAATACAAAAGGAACAGCTTGAAATACAAATGACAGAATTGCGTAGTATGAATGCTGATGCAATTATTGATGAATTTGATTTGGAAACAATAAGGAGTATTGGTGATTTTGCGTATAGATATCAACTTACTAAAAAGCTTATACATATTGTTGAAGCTAAAGGTGGTGGTTTTTGGTTAAATGGAAATGCTCCTTCTTTGTGGTATGGAATTATGAAGTCCCCTGAACCATTTATTGATATTGATGTTTACACAATGCTAGAAGATAAAGCATCAGTTCGTATGGAAGTCCATCCTGAATAATAAGGAGTATAAGGAGTATATACATGATAATTTCTGCTAAGAAAAATAAAAAAATTAAAGCAAGAAGTGATATAAATGAATTATTGCGGTCCATTGACGATGAACGAGTATTGATGGAAAAGTCAATACGTAAGCTTACTAAAACTAAAGCAATAGCACGCAATATTATTAAAATAGTAGATGGGAAAGCGTTTCTAACCGGCGATACTGAAGGGATTAATTATATATCATCATTCATCAGCTCTTTTTATAAAAGTATGATGGACACTCTTAATTATGAATCTTATAATAAACAACAGAAAAATACTGAATTTACGTTTGATTTATGGAGTGGTAAATTTTTACGACTTAATATAAAACCTAAATCCCAAACCACCCAGGAAATTGTTTTTACTGCAACTATTCCTTTGAGATTAATAAAATCTTTGACAGATGTAGTAGGAAAAATTGGTATATCATATATACTTCAAATAATGTTGCGCCAATTTTGGGTTAATGACAAAATGCCTCCTGTATTTGATTTAACATATAAATTACCTACTAAAAATAAGAAAAATGGCACAGTAATTCTTCCTGATGGTGCTTTATACTATATTCCTGAAGAACGTATAGATAAGCGCAAAGAATATTTTAACTATATTTTCGAACACGAGGGTTCATCCCCAAAAAGTATGTCGATAATGTATGATCCCTTAGTGGAAGAATTTGTATTCACTAATTCTTATGGTGGTTTATCTACTTTTTCTGTTGCTAATTGTATGAAACCATTAGATAATCATAAAAAGAGTATACTTGAACAAACATTACGTGAAGCAATAAATATAACAATTTTTAGAAATTGGAATATTTTTAATTTATTAGACGTAAAAGTTAAGGATTTATATAATAATTATTTAAATACAGCAGTTCATTCTATTCCTGTAGCTGATACAAGAAAAATTTTAAATAACATTGAAAAAGTTATTGAGGCCAATAAAAGTAGTGTAGTTCCTAATACTTATTATTCTGCAAAAGGGAATTTGAAACTTATTAGCGATAATTTTACAAAGTATAAAACTATTGCAAATAAAGTTGATAAACAATTCAAAGATTTTAATACATTTAACAAGGATAATCTTGGTGAATTGCCTTCAGTACGCAAAGATTTAGTATTGTTTCCGCATCAAGCTGAATCAGTTGCTAAAATGAAACCTGCTGGGGAAACTGCCATACTTGATGTTGCAACTGGTGGGGGGAAGACTATTGTTCTCCTATTAGATATGTTACAGCTTATGAAAGAAGGAAAAGTTAAACGTCCACTAATTGTGGCACCGAACCCAATTATTGGACAGTGGGTTGGTGCGATAAATTATTTTACTGATGGTAAGGTAAATGCTCTTGCTTTAATGACCAGTACAACCAAAAATTGGGGTAGAAGAATTAAAAAACCTGAAGATAATCTTCTCCAGCAAGCTTTAAGTGCTCCGGATAATACCATTTTTTTAACTTCTTACCCTTATTTAATTCTCGATAGTGTAGAAACTATTGAAGGTGGGTGGATATTTCCGAATGTTGATTTCTTCAAAGATGAATTGGGTGTTGATTATGTTGCTTTAGATGAAAGTCACATGATTAAAAATAGTAATTCACAAACACATAGAGCTTGTATTCAGTTAAGACCTGTAAAGTACAGAAGGCTTTCTACAGGAACTTTAGTAGTTAATACTCCTATGGATTTAGTTGGTCAAGTTGCTTTCCTAGACCCAAGAGCTTTAGGGACTGATAAAGAGTTTGCCGAAAAGTATGCAGCACCTGGTGGTGTGTCATCTGGTAGAGGAAAAACCAGAGTTACTAAATGGAGAGCAAGTGCATCTAAAGAGATTATCTCTCAATTAAGAAATCATACTTTCTATTTACAGTACAGAGAAAAAGATTGGATTGCTTGTTTACCTAAAATAAAATATAATTATTATCCGGTACAATTTACGCCAGCACAAAAAGCTGAATATAAGAAAATAGTAGAAGAAACATTAGCTGATATAATGTCAGATCCAAGAACTAAGGATGCGTGGTTAAAGTATTTAGAACAAAAGAAGCTTGATGATGACGGCGAACTAAGTGTTGTTGGCGCTCAAATATTAGCAAAGTTTGCGATGTTAGAGCAATTTTTAACTGATCCAACATATTCACCTTTTATCAGAAAAAGTAGTTTACCTGAAAGCGATAAAACTTCGCCAAAATCACCAAAATGTGACATGCTAATGGCAGAAAGCTTTAAAAAAGATTCAAAGTGTATAATAGCAACACATTTTAAACGAGGTGCGACTCATCTTTTAAGCAAATCTAAGTATAAAGCAAGTAGTCTTTACTATGATGCAGCCCATAAAGGAAATCTTACTAGATTTATGACTGAAGCAGATGTAAAGTCCATTTTTGCGGTACAACAATCCATTTCCGAGGGATTAAATCTGCAAATGGCTGATAGAATTATAATGACTGATTTAGATTGGACTCCTGGTAAAGTAAAACAATTAATAGCTAGAATATATAGACCATTAGGACCAAAAGTAGATACTTCTAAAGTAGTCAATATCGATTATTTATATATGGATGGGTCGGCTGATGTTGCAAAGTTAGCAAGATTGATATATAAGAGAACATTTAACGCTAAAACTATGGAAGGTTCTCCGATTGAACCACCACCACCACCATCTTTTGATGATTCGGTTTTCTTTTTGAAGCAAGAAAATCTTGCTGTTGGTGGTTATATGGAAGCAGAACGTAATCTTAACAAATGGTTTAGTGATATTGCTGAGGAACAAAGAGCTAAAGGAGATTTTTCCCCAATTGTCCCCAAAATAAAAGGTGAAATTTCTGGCAAATCTATAGATACACCTTGGGTAGTTGGTATGTCCGTGCCACTTGATGTAGAAGGAGAACCTCTATCTGTTGCTATTTCTGCTGAAGGATTTGACGTAGAAAATGCAAAAGAAGCAAAAGATTTTTTAATAGGTAAATATGTGCGAACTGAATTTGGTATCGGTGTAATTACTGCGGTTTCTAGATCAAAAATTAGAATAAAATATGAGGATGGTTCTAGGACTTCCACAAGTATATTTACTACCGTTTTATTAGACCAGTCAAAATTTGATTCTCTTGATTTAGCTGAAAGAGGTAAAGTACAAAAACGTATAGTGGAATGGAAGAAAAATGATAGAATAGTTGTAAATCCTTCTAGGGATGGAAAAGAGTTTTTTATTGGTACTGTACATTTTGTAACAGAAAATGAAGTTACTGTTAAATATGATAATGGTAAAATTGAAAAATTCCAATTGGATTCTAAAGCTCTTAAAGGTCGTGGAATTGATGAAACTAATGAAGATGTTATAGAACGGTCTGAACTTAAAAAGTGGTTATTTAAAGTAAAGAAGATAAAAATTCGTGAATCAAAAAAGAAAAAGATGACTATGAAAGACTTTGATGAGGGTGATAGGTTAATAATAAAATATGAACAAGGATATTATATAGGGACAGTAAATAAAAAGGTATCACGACCAAGTGGTTGGCAAAGAGTGTATATAAAACTTGATGAAGGGACAGAAATTAAGTGCAGGCCAAATTCAAGTAGAATAGTAGCTCCAGGTATAGATGAAGTAAATAAGAAACAAATAAAACCTGAAGAGTTAGATAAATGGTCTATTTCTACATTAGAGGTAGAAAAAGAGGTTAAGGAAATACGTACTTCTTTGTCCTTAAACTTGATTAATAAAATGTTTTTATTAACAGGAGATTCTGATGCAGCAGATATGGTATCTCTAGGTTTTTATCAGTATAATCCATTTTGGTCCCTTCAAATTCTTTCGAAGAAGGATGGGATAGAAGCTTTGTCGAAATTAGCAAAGAGATATAAAATTTCTAATATTGATAGTCTGTATGACTCAATTAGTACTTTGCGTAAAGATATTACAGTCCGAGACTTTAAAAGAAAATTAACTGATTCGGACATAACTAAATTCATAAAACAGTTTTTTAAAGCCAAAAAACCTAAAAATAAGAAAAAGTTATTTTTATATTTTGCTTGGATAGACGCAAAACCATATCTTGTTTCACAAAATATAGAAAAAAATCTTGGTAAATTAAATATGGGTAAAAAGAGATTTAAGAAATCAGATGCGTCTAGGTGGTATAAATTTATAAAAAATATTTCTGAATTAAGGAAAGATTATGGTAAAATAGTTAAAACAATTGATGTTGAAAATGCAAAATATTTCAAATTCTTTGTCAACGAAAATTATAGTATAAATATTAAATAGCTATTTTAACAAATTAGGGAGATGAGCAAAATGAAAGATGCCATAATATTGTTAGAAGATAAAGGAGAATTTGTTTTAGCTAAAGAACTTGGAGATGTAGTTGGTGATGCTTGGGGTGAAACAGTGAAAATGATGGAAGAAGCTTTGCGTGAAGTAGATTCGATTATAAAGAATCGAATTAAGAGAAGCAAACTTGGTGTAGCTTCCTACACTGCAAAGGGTCTAACTAGGAGATTTACTGGAACTTTTGATGGAGAGAGATTTAGTGGTACAATAACGCCTCTCGACGGTGCTAAAGGAAGGATGGGATGGGTACGAACTAGTGTAATGTTTCCTGAGGTATCATTTAAGGAAAAGAAGAAGAGAGAGAAATTTGAAGGTAGCTGGTATAAGCTACTTAGAAAATTTATGGAGCAAGAGGGGATCCAAGAGTTTAATATTGACAAAAAAGATTTCCTGTTTCAGCTTCCGTCTTTTGCTGGAAAAGTAGGAGAACTTGAACCCGAAACAGGTATAAAGAAGAAATCACTCCCTCCAGAGGTGAAGAAAGTATTAAACAAGTACAAGCCAGAAATTAGAAAAAAAGGCTGGGTACAGATAAGATTTGGCAAGGAATTTATCGAGAAGTCCTATATAGTATCTAAAAAACCAGAGTTTGCTGACCAGAGATTAGCAAATAGAAAGGGTTATCCAGAAGACTATGAAATGGCTAGTAGTATTCCATACTATGATCCGGAAAAGAAGCTATTCTGGAGATTTACTGGATCCTTCGATTAATTAATGCTAATAAATATTCTCTTAGTGAAAGGAGAAGTAGGTTTCTTGAAAGGAGGTAAGTTATGGAAATAACAGCATTTGACCTAGCTAAAAAATTTGTAGGTATGAAAGAAGTTGCAGGTGAAGTAGATAATCCTCAGATAATGGCGATGCTTAAGTTAGATGCTAGTTGGCCTGAGCATGATGAAGTACCCTGGTGCTCTGCCCTTGTAAACTATATTTGCTGGTTATTACGTTTGCCGAGATCGAAGAGTTTGAGAGCAAGGAGTTGGTTAAGGATTGGTGTTCCTATTCCTGCCGACCAAGCTGTTCCTGGTAATGATGTTGTTATACTTGAGAGAGGGAAAGGGGTTCAACCTGGTCCGGAAGTTATAAAAGCTCCTGGTCATGTAGGTTTTTTTGCAGGTTATCAAATACTAGATAATGAGGAGACCCTTGTCCGGATATTAGGAGGAAACCAAGGTAATGAGGTAGATATAGATGTGTATCCGGTTTGTCGGATTTTAGGTATTAGGAGGTTAACTTGATAAGAAATGCGGGAACATCTAAATAGTGAATAAACTAGGGGGTAGAATATGGAAGAATTAGATAAGGCAGTAGTTGTTACTGCACTAAGGAATATGTTCCAAGGTTTAGCTCTTCCCATGCTCTAGTAAGGAGGATAATAAGGTGAAAGTAAGGCGAAAATCATGGCATTATAGACTTAGTCATCTGTTGGGAAATCTTGAAAGAAGGAGTGACAATCTCTGTGCATATTTCTGGCGAATGGTTGTAGTCCTGCTGGTCTTGTCGTTTATTTTGTTTTGTGTTTTTCAGATGGTTTATACATTATTTATGAATCCTGCAACATTAGAAATTATGATCTTTGTCTCAGTGATTGTGCTCATTTTTGCTGCACCTCCCATTTCAATTTATTATCTCCGAAAATGGTTAGGACACTCACCAGAGCTACCAGCAGAAAATATCTTTATAGAGTTTGCTAAGGCTAAAAAGAGAAAGGTGTGTCCTTTAATAGAGTATGTTGATTAACTTCTAAATAAAGGAGGATGGTCATGAAAGTGCAAGTAGTGGGTTATGGAGCAACTAAGCATGATTGGTGGGTTGGTATTTCTATGCTTAACTTTTCTCCAGATGTAAACCAGGTGAGTATAAAGATTTTTGATCCGAGTGGTATTAAGAGAAAAGATCATAGTTTGGAATTTCAACCATTCCAGCAGATAGTTCTTGGGGACAAGGAAGACTTTATAGTGAATTCTAGACAGTGGGTAATGATTGAAGGTCCTGATTCATTAATAGTGGTACCTTACCAAGGTCGTGGTACTGGTGGTTTTGGAATTCTTCCTGTTAAGGAGGCCGAATATTTGGGGGGGCTGTAGGCCCCATAGTAGGTATTTGGGGACTATGGGGCAACGGGATAGGTCCGTGGCAGACACCATATTGGCATTATGTGGGGAAATGCCCTGGGTTACTGAAGCCACTTTATATATGTATTGATTTGCTTGCAAGATCAATTTATTATGATTTTCCTGACAGGCAATGTAGGAAGTTAGGAATAATGGATTGCACACCAACGAATTCCTATGAGGATTGTGATGGTCACCCATTAGGTTCACATAGAGGTGGTTGTAGTGTGGACACTGGTTATTATACATATGGTATTACTAATATAACCCAGTCTAGCAGAGTACCAGAGTTGGTCACACACTTGTGGAAAAATGGTGGGTTTGATGAACAGCTATTTGACTGGGAAAGGAATTATGTCTTTTTCACTAGGCTGAAAGGGATATTGCCAAAAGCTGTTATCAGGATGGATAAAAGAATTAGTTATGACTATATGGAAGGCAAAATTAGAGAAAAGTATGGGCTTGGTGCGTGGAATTCCTGGTGGAAGATAATTACACATGACTCTCCCGGACAATGTAGACACCATACACATGTCCATGTAACTTTGGAGAGACCTGAATACATAGATTGGAAATATAATATTCGACAATGGAGAAAAGCTGCATGATACTTCACTACAAAGCATAGAGAGCAAATAATTATTTAGATAATAAATTGTAGATGCTTATATAAAAGCATTTCATTAGTGAGAAAGGAATATAAAATGCGTTCTAATTCTCTTAAAGATGTAGTAAATGATCTCGAAGATAAAGGAAATTTTATTTTAGCGAGAAACATCGAAAAAACTTTAATCAAAAGTAAAGACGAGTCTCCAATAGCTAAGAAAGCAAGGATAAAAGTTTCCAAAAGTCTGCAAAAAGGTTTCCTTAACTTATTAAAGGGTTTACCAGACCTCTCCGATGATGAAGCAAGAGATCTTATAGAAAATAAGAAAATATATGAAGAGTTAAGAGGTCATATAGTAGTGCTCTGTGAAGCATTAGGTCTAGAAGAGAGTGATGTGCTATCTCGTTAGTATTGGTAGTACATACCATGAGAAATAATACAATTGGGGGGATAATAAAAATGAAAGTAATAGTTGCAAAATTAGAAAATTTAGGCGAATTTAAATTTGCTAGAGACATTCATGATGTATTAAAGATAGGACCAAAAGATAAAAAGAAGTTATCCGAAATAGATGCATCTGAATCCGACTATAGAAAGCTAGATAAAAAGATGAAGGAACTGAAAGAGGGGTTTAGTCTTTGGGAATCCGGGACAGACTATTCCGATGCAGAAGGGGTTCCGATGCCATCGCAGAAGGTAAAGAAGGCTATTGAACTCATCGATTCTCTTTTAGAAGTAATATGGGGTGAGTAAATGAAAATCATTATAGATGAAATACTAAGTTCTATAGTTGCGAGATTGATGGCATGATACTTCACTACAAATCATGGAGAGCAAAGAATTATTGGGATAATAAATACCCTAAGAAAATAATTCATTACCTTGGACGCACGCTCGCCAATAAACCTACTGCTCGTATTCCTGTTCCGGTGCAGGTTTTTGTAACACCGTATGACTCTGTTATCCGGAGGGATATAGAAGATAATAACTTGCAGGTTCCTGATCCATACAAGATTAATGAGCATGTCATTAAGATCTTTAGACATACCCGTAATAAACCTCTTAATCCTTATCACTACGAGCATGACAACCACCAGTTCAACATAGATGAGCTCTGGTTGTTTCCCTACGAGTTAAGGCATGCAGGTAAAGGAGATTGTGATGACTGGGGAGCTGAACTTGCGAGTTATTATATTGCTGCTGGAATTCCACGATGGCGAGTAAGAGTGGTAGTAGGAACTTGTAGATTAGGTGGTCATTTTACTGTCTATGTCTTGGCAGACGACTTTAAGACCTGGTATCATACAAATAGTACTGATAGTCAGGTACGTGTTGATAATCTAACCCAACTGCCCAAGACTGATGCTCATAATGATGATTTTGGTATTACCAAAGTTTGGTTTTCATTTAATGATCACTGGGCCTGGCACGGTTTTAATCCTGAAATAACTGAAGAAATGAAGAAATGGGATGTAGAAGTTCAAGAAGAAGAATTAAAGAAAGCATAGTAAATATATACCTATTTAAAATAATCAATTTTAACTTTTGGTGTTAAAAATTGAATACAAAAATTGATAAAACAATACTTGATTGTGTAGATCATGTAGTTAAAAACTCAACTTTAACAATTAGTCAAATTATAAAAAAAATAATAGAACTTGTATTAATAAATGAAATCCCAGAAGAAATTCAGAAAAAAATAATTTCATGTGTTTTGGATGTTAGTTTTCAGATAGGGAAGATAGAAACAGTTATTGAAATATTTGATGAAATATACTATTGTTTAAATAGAGAAACAGGTTCGTGTCCAGATAAAAAATAACTTTTGTCCAAAGTTTTAGCCACCCCGAAAGGGAACATAAAATGGATCTTACAAATTGTATTACTATAGTCAAATTCTTTAAAAACCCAGTCGCTGATAAACTCGAAGCTAATGAGGTAATAACAAGAACTACTAAGAAAATCGGGGTAGTTAGTAAAAAAGCTGATAATAGAACTGGTGTCCAAAAACCAAAGGATAGCGAGTTTTGGAAAGTAGCAATTGTTAATGAAATACACCAAGGAAAACCAGAAGGTTGTCTTATTTTAGAACCAATATGTTTTGTTGACGCTACTGATATTGTGAGGTTATTGCCTGGAATGTATGAAGAAAAGAGGGATAATGGTGTATTGGTTATTTTTCCTAAAAAAGATGAACATAACTGGATTCTTCCTTTAAAGCATAAACAAAGTATTGAGGTACATACTATTGTTATTAGCCTGAGTAGTTGTTATTAATGCTTAAAATTAAGGTAATCAGCAATATAACGTAACCTACTGTAATTACTTAAGAAACGATAATAGTGTAAATACCTTATAGGTGAGTGGATAATTCCAACAGAACTGTAAAAACACAAAAATACAACAGAATTGTACGAAAATACAAAAAATGGAGAATAGACGTGGTTACGCAAAATACAAAGTTTATACCAGTGTCTTGTACTTCAAAAAAGTGTCCTTTTTATGGTAATTGTCCGCAAATACCAACTGAGTTGAATAGAATGTCTAAAAGGGATGAAGTACGAGTATTGTTAGTAGGCGAAACAGGAGGAAAAGATAAAAAACCTTTTGTAGGGAAATCGGGCATCTTACTAAGGAATATTATTGCTTATATACTTAAAACTACCATAAAACCTTCTATATCTTAGTAAGA